GAAACAACAACACCTGTAACACTAACGAAGCCTCCTGTAATAGTAGGAGCAGTAATTAAAGTATCAAAAGTACCTGACTGCCCTGTAATTGTTTCGCCACTAATAGTTCCTGTGACGCTAATACCAGAAGCAAAATATCCTGATCCACTTGCAAAAATATCTTGTAAAACGGTAAAATTACCGCTAATAGTCTGATCACCACTAAAGCTTAAATTTGCAGCAGTTAAAGTGGAAACATTTATTGTTGTTGCATCAATAGTATCACCTGTAATTGATGCTCCAGATAGTGTTGTATATTCACCTGTAGCACCTGAGATGTAAGTTCCTGTAATATTTGTAGCTGTTAAATCACCTGTAACAGTAAGGTCGTTACCAATAAAACCATTGGTAAATTGTATAGTTGTTCCCGTTAAAGTATTGACGTTAATACCAGTGGCTGAAACATTTGTGAAGTCACCAGTAGTTAGTGTTAAAGCGTTTCCTGTTGCTGTTGTGTATCTAATTACATCACCGGTTATTGTTGCGCCTGAAAGGGTTCCCGTTGAAGTAAAGATGCCTGTTTGAGCAATTACAGTGGTAAAACTAGCAAGTTCTCCTGTAATTGTTTGACCACTAATAGTACCTGTAGCTGTAATACCACTTACAAGAAAAGTACCACTAACTTCAACGGTTCCAGTGGCAATTAAATCTTTTACATTAGCGTAATCAAATAAACCAGATACAGCATCAAGAGTATCTGTTACAGCAAAAGTAACTGCAGTGCCATCATCAATGCCTACAGAATCTCCTGTAATTGTTGTTCCAGATACATTGTCAAAATAACCACTAACAAAATCAATTGTTGTGCCTGTTGCAATTGTAAAATTGCCTGAAGTAACTTCTAAATAATCACCTAATAAATTATTAACATCAATTTGATTTCCTGTTATATTTCCTGTTACTGTTAAATCATTGGCAATAAGCAAATCATTTCTAATAATTACATCTTGTTTAAAATCTGCATTACCACTTACTGTTAAACCAGTGGCTAATGTAGCTTCACCACTGACTCTTAAATAGCCTGATACAATTAAATTGTTTAACTCAAAAGGATCGATTTCATTATAGTTAATATAATATGTATCTAAATATTCACGAAAACCACTGAAAGTAATTTTCTTATTGCGTAGAGCAGGGTCAACTTCAAAAACGTGCACCAAATTGAGCACGTCTGCATCGACAATATCCCCTGGAAGAATAGCGGGAAAATCTGTTATCTTTCTATTTGGCACCCTGCTCTAAGCCAAGTCCTCATTTAATTATAGGACTGCTTATTTACCTTTGATTTCGATACGCGAAATTAAATCAGTAGCAAAGCTCCAAGTGAATTGAACTCCTGTTACGATTCCGCAAGCCAATAAAAGCGTTAACAATAACTCTGCAAGTGTCATATTGCGTTTTACATAAACTATTTGCGGCGTTGAATTGCTTGTAACTACTGGCACTTCTTGCTTAAACGGCATTTGCATAGGTTGTTCTTGTTCAACAGAACGCTTTGCGGTTACTTGCTGAATTGCATCTTGTAGTGCTTTTTGTCGCATTTCTTCAAAATTAAAACTCCTTTTTTCAGGCATTTGCATTTGTGCCTGATTAAATTCAGTAGGATTTTGATATCGTTCGCCAGCCGGATCAACGTAATAGTTTCCTTCTTGCTGAGGAATATTGCTAGAAGGTACTTGATCTTCCATGCTTGTCGGGTTATTCTGCATACAAACTGTAGCATTTATTTTTATCTATGTCTTCTGACATCAACAAAGAGTTATCAGTTATTGCAGGAGAACTAAAAGGAATCAGAAACATCCTTGCTTCGATATGGCATTCTAAATACAGCAATAAAGAAACGGATCAAGTCAGTCCTGAGATCTATGCAGATGAATACATCTCAACCGAAGAATGTGCCAAACGCCTTGGCGTAACTGATCAAACAATTCGCAACTGGATTCTACAAGGTAAGAAAAAAAATAAACCAGATAATTTTACTGGTTGGGTCCAGGGGGTTCATTATATTGTCATTCCTGCAGGTAAAACTAAACAACTTGTTCGTATCCCCTGGAATCAATTAATCCTTTCTTTTCATAAAGGTCCGGAAGCAAGTCTTCGTACATTTGATGGTGGAAGTGGAATGTATAAACAACGACGCACAGAATTAGAAAATGTCGGCATCCCGAAAGAATAATTATGGCTCACCGTTTTGATGGCATCGTGATTAGCGCTTTAACTCTAGATAATTATCAGGAACTTCTCCCAGTGAGCTTAGCTTCGCAGGTACGTCTTTTTTTACCACCAGAGGGTTCTTTTGATGATGGTTGTTTACAACGCTATATAAAACTACTGCATGATTTTGAAGTCGAAGATCCTAACAGTAACATGACTTTGGCGAATCGTTTGCGTCTAGCATTTGTAAACATGGAGCCAGATACAATTTGTAGTCGGTTCCCCAATGCAGATCTTCCTTTAAAACGCAGGCTTCGTTGTGTTGCTGAATACTTAATACGCTCAGGGGAGTTTAGAAAAATGCGAAACGAAAATGATAAATTAATAAAGAAACGTGGCGCACTAGGAAAGATGGTTGTTATTTATGAACCATTGCCTAAAATGCTACAAGCTTTACACAAACAACGTTTAATTGATCATGGATAGACGCGAGAAATTACTAGCTTCTGTAATCGGAGAAAACTTTGATTCTGCTAGCGCCAAGTATGCAGATGCAACAATTAAACTGCTTCTTGGTGATATGGGTAAATACTTCAATAAATTCTGGGAAACAGAAGGCCCTGGAATAATGTGCTTTCAGCCAAACAACAACGATCGTTCAATGTTTTGGTTGACACTAAAAGAACTACACGCTGCTCAGGAATCTTCTGAAGGAGAGCTTCAAGAAACGTTTAAAACAATTTTAGAATCTGCTCAAAAACTTGATCCTGCAGCAGGCGCTGGTTATATCATCAATGACCACCAAGGGATGCGTTATTTTGCAATTGATTATAACCAGGTTAGTGATTGATGGGTATCAAAAGAGGCAACATTAAAACTGAAGATTTTGAGTGGGTTACCAATCGAGATTTGATCGATTCCGCTCATATGCTTTTAGGAGAGATCACATTAGATCCTGCTAGTTCTGATTTCGCAAATCAGTACGTACAAGCAAAAAATTACTACACACCTATTAATGACCCGCTTAATGAAGACGAATGGTACGGTAACGTTTATTTATTCCCCCCTCAATTTTCTTATTACTTTAACAAAAAAGAAGATAAATGGATTCGCACCAGGGGCTTGTCTCCTACTTTAACTTCAGGCCATGCGTTGTGGTGGAAAACACTGAAGCGAAAATGGCTAGAAGGCAAAGTAGAGCAAGCTATTTTTTTCAGTAATTATATTGACATAACGATGTATGTACAAGACATCTTTGATCATCCTGTTTGCATCATGAAATCAAGACCTAAATTGATGCGTCATTATCTTGCAACGGATGAAACAATGCATAAAACCACGGGCTGTAGTGTCATAGTTTACTTACAACCACGTGATAATGTGCAAGAAGCTACAGAGAATTTTGTTGATATCTACAGCGAAAAAGGAAGAATTTTGGTGTAGATTATCTTCATTGGATAAAGCACATGTCTGTTCTTAGCGACAAAGAAATCCGTAAATTAGCTGAGGAAGGGATGATAACTCCTTTCCAGGATTATCTTGTCAATAAAGAAAACGATGTCCCAGTCTTAAGTTATGGGCTTAGCTCGTATGGATATGACATTCGTTTATCTCCTAACCAATGTCTTTTATTTGGCGGTGTGCAGCATGGTATGTGCGATGCCAAAAACTTTGATCCTGAAATTTTAAAAGAAACTGAATTGCATAAGGATGAAAGGGGTCAATATTTTATTATTCCGCCTTATGGTTACTGTTTAGGCGTTGCTATTGAACATATTAAGCTCCCACGAGATGTCACTGTAGTTGCTGTGGGCAAGTCTACATATGCCCGTGCTGGCATTATGGCAAATATTACACCAGCTGAAGCTGGCTGGGAAGGCCATTTGACTTTAGAAATTAGTAACTGCACTCCATTGTTTAATAAAATTTACGCTAACGAAGGTATCTGTCAGCTCTTGTTTTATCAAGGAGAGCCTTGTGAAGTTAGTTACTTTGAACGTAAAGGCAAATATAACAAACAACCTTATGAAGTAGTCCTTTCTAAAGTCTAAAATTTTAGTATGGCTAGACTAAGGGTATAGCTTTAGTAATAAAGCCTACTGGTTGACGGTTGTGGCTTATCTGCATAATTTGTTGAACCGGCCCTGCCAAATCGATCTCCTTCGATAAAAGCAGGGGTTTGTCCTTCTCTGGTTGTATATGGCTGATCGTAGTTTCTTTTCTGGCGAAACTTTCCAGCTGAACGAGCTGATTTCAAGAACTTTTCAACACGACGCTGCTGTCCTACGTTGCGAGTATCCGCAGCACGGGCAATTTCTTTTTCATCATCATCTAACCGGCGAATATCTACGTCGTAAGAACGCTCAGGATTTAAATCGGTAATGGAAGAACCCGAGCTACTTCTTCCTTCACCAATATCTGGAATTAGCATCGAATTGTATCACTTATAATGTAGTTTAAATCAGGAAAATATTCATGGATGCTTTTTTAAATGCTTTCATTGAAGGCAATTATAAATTAAAGCAGCGTTTAACAAATCTAGATACTTTTGGTCAGCCTCTAGATAACGATGCTAATGATGTACCACTTTACGATCAATACAACACTGGCTTAGCTGTTACCCAACAAGACATGCCACGTGATAACTTAAGTATAGATCCTAGAGCGCAACCACGATGCGGATTAACAGGAATGATTCCCAGCGCAGAGATGGGAATTATGCACGGGGCACAGCCTCAACCAAGGCAACTACTGGTGGATATGGGGCAACTGTCGCCGGAGGAACAGGAAGTGTCAATGGCGATGCAAAGGAAACTAAAGCAAGGCGTGAATCGTTGAAGGATTTGTTTGAACCAATTGATACAAATGAGTTGACTGAGATCAGCGATTGTCCAGGAGGTGTCTGTCCTGTCCCCTGGGCAACAGATACTAGTGGTAATGATGAGCCAAAAGAAACATCAATGCGTCCTGTATTAATTAATAACATTAATCATCCTTCACACTACACAGAAGAAGGTGGTATTGAATGTATTGAAGCAATTGAAGCACAACTTACTTTTGAGGAATACGAAGGATTTCTTCGTGGCAATTGCGTTAAATATTTATGGCGTTGGAAAAATAAAGGCGGTGTGGAAGATTTAAAAAAATGTCGTTGGTATCTTGATCGTCTTATTGAAGTAGCAGACGCAGAGAAAAATTAATCTCTTTGGCGCCAGTCGTCTGTTTTTTCCTGGCTAAACCATTCCACAATGTCATCCGCACTGTCAAAACCGGTGCGGTAATTTTGTGGGTCTGGATCACCAAGATCCATTGCATTCATAAAACCATCAAGACTGTTTTGTTTCATTTCTGGGTTATGAGCAATGCGTCGTGCGCGCCTTAAAAGCTCACCTGCTGATCGATTAGCTTTAGCTAACTTCTCAGCCCAGATCATATCTTTTAATTGAACTGGTTCTTTACAAGAAATTTTGTTACAGATAAATTCAAGACGTAATCTATATTCCGTTGACAACATGCACTACTGTTTATTCTGTTTTGATTATAAGTGATTCGCAACAAAAAACTTAAAAAGGAGCAAAATCATCTCCTTCTTCGTCTTCATAATTTTCCTCGTTCATCATTGATAAAGCAAGTTGCGCTAACTCAATATCAGAAGGAAGGTCAAATTCTAGCTCGATGTCTTCTGCTTGCAACATATCTTTAACTGCTTGAATCTGTAGCAAATGCTGGTGATAAAGATTCAAAATGGCATCTTGAAGTTCATCCCATGTCATCTCTTTGACGGCAATCTCTGCCTTACGCATTGCCAATTGAAGATGCAGTGGCATATCAAATTCCTTAGTGGTAGATTCACCCATACCGTTTGCCATTACTTTATTTATTTTAGTCCAAACATTTAAAGATTGAATCTAACTCATCTTGGGAAAAATCCGTATAAGGATCGGATTCAAGATCAAAATCATTGGCGAACTCAGACAATGTGTAGGGACTTACTGATTCTTGCAGTGTACGTATAGCACGTACCTGATGTGGAGCAGCAACATAATTCCTGAAAGCCTTTAAAAGTATGTCATCTGATGTCCAGGAATTTGTATTGTATTCCTGAAGAAATAATTTAACTTCTTGCCTACGTCTGTCAATTAATCCACCAATGGCTTGATGCGTGGCATCAAAAATCCATTTAGTGATTTCTTGGGATGCCTGGATATAATCTTCCTGTTCGCACCAGTCAATAATACTGCTATAAAGAAAAGGTTCCCAGCCTACTGAATGGACAAAAGAAATTAACGCGTTAAGCATAGAGGCATCAAGACCTAAGTTTAATTTGTTTAGTTCATTAGCAATAACGTTTACTTCTTGCAGTAAATACTCCATTGCTTTTTGCTTGGTGCAGAGATGTCCTTGCTTGACCGGAGATCCATCTGGGTAATAAGTAGTACCATAGCCAATAAGATAGGCTTCCTGGCCTGTCGTAGGGTCACAGAAAGCCTTCTCATGGAACCCCTCAAATTTTTTAATCAGCTGAACAGCTTCTTTGTAGGGGTACATATTGGTACATTAATTACCAATATATTATCTTATTTCTTCAGTGCAGTGGTTACAGGAAATTTAATTTTTGAGTATTCTGCATACAGATGTTGTTCCTATATTCAATTTTCTACCTATTTCACTTTTGGAAACCCCTGAGCTAAAAAGATCTTTAACTAAATTTTTAGTTTCAGCAGAAATGCAACAGCGTCTATTGCTAGCCTGTTTTTTATTGGGTATCCAAATACAGTTAGAAGGGGAGTAATCTCCGTTAACATCTTTTCGTTCGATGGTCATGCTAGTTGGTCTTGGTCCCATTACTCTGCAAAACTCTTCAAAGGATTGAAAAGAATTTTTAATTCCTCTGCCGCCATAATTTTTATAGTCCTTACACTTTGGATTTGTACATCTATAGTTTATAGATACCCATGTTTTATAAAGTGGATGTTTTGAGTATCCGTGTTTAGTTGCTTTTTCTTTTTGTAAACATCCGCAACTTAATGTCTTACCAGAATTCAAGCTCATTCCATAAGTAGTGAATATGGTTCCACACGAACAAAAAACAACCCAGCGAGTTGTCTGATGTTTATTACTAGGACTGTAACCTAATACTGTTAATCGCCCATAAATTTTGCCTTTTTTGTCTACGACACAGCCATATAATTTGCTCTTAACCTTTTCCTTGTCCACGGAGCCGTTTTCGTCGGGGTTTCATCTTACTATTTTTAGACTGCCCCTGATGAGTTTTCTTGGGTTTGCCAATGACGTAGCCGCCGCCTTTTTTCATTGGATTTATTTATCTCTTTGAATTTTACCAGATATTTAATCCACTAGCAACAAAGATAAAAGGTAATACGGCCCACGCTTTGCACGACCAGTAGCCTGCAGTTAGTTTACTCTTTTTTTCATCACATTTGTGTCTAGCTCTAAAGCTTTTGCGTCTGGCAGGATCATTTTTTTTGATTGTCATATTTGCATCACCAAAGCGGATAATCGTTTGTTTATTTCCCTCACAGCCTTTTACGACAGATTTTTTGCCGCCTCTAACGTCCCGCCTTGGTTTATTACATGCCATCTTGTCTTTATGTAATTTCGCTGCTTTAGCAGCTTTCTTATGTTCTGCCACTATTAACCAAATAAAGAGCTATATGAACCCATCATACTTCCCCCTGAATTAAAGCTATCTTCTTCTTTTTTTTCGTCACTAAAAAGATCAAAATAACTTTTTGCTTTTTCTTGTCCTGTTTGTTTTTTATCTGAGTCAGCAGAAGTACCACTTCCTAAAATATCATCTCCATCGCCCATAAAACTTGAAACAGAGGCAAGCGCTGAAAAAGGATCATCCTCAATATCACCAACTAATTCATTGATATCACCTATTTTTCCTGATGCAACTTTATCCATTAACGCTACATCTTCTTTGTCTAAGTCAGTCATAAACTCATTATAAAATTCTTCTTCAGTTCCTCCATATCCTCCTTTTTTAAATATATTATAGATACTAGTAGCGCTAGGATTTTTTAATTCTTTTTTGTCTGTTTCTCTTTCAATATAATCAGCTCCTAGATTTAATTGATTTAAATCTTTATCTCGTTCATTTAAATATTTAATCTCTTGTCGAATAGCAAGCGCGGAGTTTCCGGAGACTGCTTCTTCAACATATCCTCTTAGTTCATCTAAAGAAGCATCTTCTTCTAAACCTAATTCTTTTGCAAGTTCTTTCCATTCTTCTTTATCTTCAAAAGGATCTAAACCTTCAAAAATTTCATCTGTAAATTCTTTTGGCGTAGTAAATTTTTGGAAAGCGGTTCCTTTATCAAGTTTTTTTAATGCAGGCAAAACAACATCTGCAAAATTTTTGTCAATATCATATTTGGTAACAACGTCTTCTGCAGGGTCATAACCTTTTATTTGACCAATAATTTGATAATGTAATTTAGCAAAGTCTTCTTTTTTGTTGAGATCTAACCCATAATAATAAGCCCATTGGTTCCATGTAAGATCACTTTTGTCTCCAAAGATTTTTATTTTTTGATTTGGAGTTTTTTTTGCTTTCGCCCAATCATTTTTTATGTTTTCACTTTGTTTTTGATAGCTTGTTTTTCTTGCTTTGCTATAATCTTTGCTTGAAGTTTTCAAAGGATTAAAGTAAAAATCAGCATTAAAAGATGATGTTGTTCCTTTAAGGCTATCGATGTATTCTTTTGCTTTTTCTTCAGACTTGCTTTTTAATGCGTTAAGAGTTGTTTGTGTTTGAAACACGTTTTGTGTTTCAATTTTATTTCCTTTTTCGTCGTATTTGGGAACAATACTATCAATGTATTCAGAAAATTCTGACATTGATTTAGATTGATTAAAGCGAGGCGTTAAGTAATTGTTAATAAAATCGTTTATATCTTTTTTGTCTAATGCATATTCTTCTTCAATTTCTTTGTCACCATCTTTTGTTTTAATCTTGACGCTCTTCATATTTTCATATTTTTTGGTGAGTGTTTCATCAAACCATTTTTGCCAGTTACGAATAGTGTTATTACTGGATAAGCCGGTTGCTTTTTCAACCACACCTGTTAATGATTCTTTAATTCCTTTAGTATTTTCTCCGCCTAATGCAAGAATACCTCCGATACCGCTATCACCCAGAAGTGAATTAACAATGGTTTCATTAGAGTTATAAACCTCTTCAAAACCTGGCATGTCTCTATACAAACCAAGTTGCGCTTCTTCTTCCTTTGCCTTTGTTAATTCTTCTTGTGCTGTTTTTAAAGCATCTAAAGCAAGCGTACTAAATGCAAGTTCTTTTTTTTCATAGTCTTTTCCATAACTACCATAAAAATTTTTCTCCATTGCGTTTCTAACGAGTGCTTTTTCTGCATCTGTTTTTCCTCCATATATTTCTTTATAGCTTTCTGCTGCAGCAGCTGCTACTGCTTTATTTCCTCGAATATTATTACTCTTTCCGTAAGTTGAATAACGATAAGACAAGTAATTATCTAACGTTCCATACCTAGAAGTTACATCTAAATTTTTATAACCATAATTACCTATTTTTTGATTACCAGCAGATTTCCATTGTTCTTGTGCTTTAGGGTCTTTAGTTGAATAATATTTCGTATCAAGTAATCCAGTGGGAGGCTGCTTACCATTTTTTGCAGCATCCCATTTTGAAACTTTATTTTTTGAATAAAAAACATCTGCCAATTCTTTTGTTTTGCCTTTGAAGAAATTATCAACAACTGTTTTGTCTCCTAAGTTTGATGCTAGTTTTACCAGGTCGTTATAATTTCCTCCTTTGCTGCCATTGAATTGATTAACTAAATTAGTGTACTTATTCCTTGCAGATATAGATAAAACATTTGAAAGCTTTGGATTTAATCTTAATTGTTCTTTTCCCTCTTTATTTTTTACTACTTGGACAAGGGGGGCATCAGTTTTAATCATGCCTGTTCCTTTTTTGCCTGAGTTCTGCCACTGCTCCATTGCAATAGCATATTTCTGCTCAGGAGTTGCATTCTTTGGCAAGTTACCTGACAAAGTTGAATAGTTATTTTTTACTAATTCCTTAAAAGTTTGTACTTCTTTTCTTGAATTAAAACTTTTAAGCCATTCCTTACTTTCATAAGCTTTCATATTTTTTGTTTCTTTTTTTAGTTCTTCTCCCGTTGGTGGTCGCCCTAAATAAGTTTCATATGCTGCTTTAACAGCATTTTCAGGTTTAAAAGTTTCTGGATTAAACCTAAAGCGGTAGTTATTATCTAAAATTTTAATTGCTTTCTTGCGATCACCTTTGTTTTCTGCCAGTATATTTTTATATGCGTCATACCACCCATTACCAGGTTCTGGCACTCGCCCATAAACGTCTAAAAATAACTGCGTAAATTCAGGATCATAATAAGTATTTACTTTAGCCATTATGCTGTTTTAAAGCTGTCATCAATTGATTCTACTTCATTTGAAAAGAAGCAGAATATTTGATGATTCATCCATTGTTTAATTTTTTCTAACTTATCAGCACAAAAAAATGTTTGTTTTGTATACCAGCTTTCCATATCTTGGCTTGCTTTATTAGCATTACAACGCCTACAGGCTGGCATTAAATTGTACCAATTAGAACAACCTGATTTGTATTTTGGAATAATATGATCTAATGAAGTGGCTGTATCACCACAGTATCCACATTTATGATCCCAGGCGTTATATATTCCTTCTCTAAATCGTTTCTTCGCAAGTTTAGGTCGTAGTTCAACAAGGAGGGCGAGTGGTTCGTTCTCCGTCCTGAACATAATATTCTTGCTACTAAACCAATTTTAATCTACATATGTTTACGTAAATACACACTGATTAAAACAAAATAAACAGCTTGACATTTCTTTGTCAAAGCCTATTTTAAATATGTAGCTCAAAGCGTTCCATGCTTTCCAAAAACTGGGTTCCTGTCCACAAGGCAGAAAAAATTCTTGAAATCAAGCGAGACGAACTTCATCGCATGCGTGATGATGGTACCTTCAAGCTTGGCAAGCATTATGGCGCAGGACCTCTTACGCGGTCAAGGGACACCTACTATTGGAATATTCCTTTAGTTGAAAAACAGTTAAACGCTATGCATAACACAGCTCAGAGTGCTGCTTAATAGGTGTGTAGTAAACTTTGCGAACCTTGTAAGCAAGGAGGAGGCCTTTAACATTTAAACCACACTTGCCTTCAAGGCAAGCGTCATTTAATTTTCTGGAGATGGGTAACCAGCGGCTCTTCGTTCTGGAGGGCTGCTTTTCTTTGAGTTGAAATAAAATAACCCACTGCGGATGCAGGGGTTTAAGGGGACGTTTTTTTGATGTGATGTTAATAGAGTTGTCGTCATTCCAAGTAAAAGCCTTAAGACTACTTGGTGTTTCTCCAAAAGTAGCTACCATGCCTAGAAGCCAACCAACATCTTCTAAGCCTGGTTGGGCCATGACAGAAAAGACTTCGTCAACAATGCGTGGATCACTAGGCAAATGCTGATGAATCATGGTATGTCTCGCTGGTTGTTAGCACTATAGACACAGGGCCAAACCAAACTGTTTGTCTCAAGCTTTTTATCAAGAAGGCTTATTGCTTCTTAATGAAGACATTATAAAGGATTAACCCATGTCAAGTCAAATTCAGTTCTATTGCCCTGGCTTCTCGCCTGATACTGGAATATATGGCTGATTATTTTTGTCATACATAATAAAATAATTCATATCAATAAACTCAGTAGGAACATTAAACAAACGTTGCATCATTGGCATCATCATTGGTGCTTGACAGTTATATGGTGGTACATCCATATAGCTGATGCCATGATAAACAACATTTTCAAAAGCCTTAGCTTGTTCTTTTTGTGTTTTTTCAATTAATTCATTCTCCCATTCCACCATTCCAGCGACTTGTGCAGGGAAGTCTGATGGTTCCGTAGGAAACTCTCCCTCCAAATATCTCATCGCATAAATATGTTTACAATATCTGTATTGATCTAATACATAAGTCCAGTTATCTGTAATGCTTGTAATTGCTAAGCCACTCTGTGTATAGTCACCATATCTAGGCATGCCTTCCGCAATTTGAGTAGGAGAAGGATTATCACCAAATCCCCTTCTATAAACAGATCCAAATTCACTGTAAACACCTGGTACATCTCGATATAGTGTTTTTGGGTCTCTTACATCTTTAGTAATGCCACTACTAGCGATACCTAACAACTGATAGCCACTAGGTGCAACTAAAGTCATTGTTCTATTTTGTACAATATCTTGATTTGCTTTTGTCATCGCTGCATTTAAACGATCACCGTTGTAATACATTTCTTCTGAACGACCTGGTTTTAAACTTGCAACATTATTTCTTGGAAATAAAGGCCGCTTGTATTTACCAACATTAGATAAATATGCATAATTTCTCCTAGTAAAATCTTGACAAGAACAACAAAATCGATCTCCATTTTGAAAAAACCTATCTTTATGAGGCGGTATTCTAGATGGAGTTACTAATACACCATCAATTGTTGCTTGTACAGAACCTAATTTTTCTAATTTTAAAATTCCTTGAAATTGATCAAGATCAGACAGAACAGCTTGAACAAAGCCATATCGAATATTAGTAGCTGGGTTCCTCGTATCTTTATTAATTGCTTCGCCAGAAACGGTTAAAATTTTATCTTCTAAAACGTCGCCATTAATTGGTTTAATGCCAAATGGCTGGCCAGAAAAAGTAACATATAAAGGTGGCGGTACAGGATTAATAAAACTAAATGTACCACTAAGTTGTATATACCAATAATTCTCATTGTCTTGCGGTAAACCTAAAAATAAAGTTGTTTTTGGAACCTCACCTGAGATCGCCAATGGGGTCCCAGGGCCTGATGGATTATCATCTAAACGATCAAAACGTAAATTACCAGCGAGGACGTGTCCTGCCCAATGCATACCAAGTTCTTTGTTTGCTGTGGGGAAACCTAAAAAAGCACCAGAAATTAATGGTTCACGGTTTCCTATTGTTCCACTAGATCCTGCTGTTGGGATCTCGTAAACAAAAGGATAACTAAATTCTGATAATGCTAAGTTAGAAGTTGCAAGTTCGTAGCCTCTTCTCCAGCGGGACCAGGAAGAGTTACGATCAATTGTGTAAAGAGAGTTTGGAATAGAACCGCCAAATTCTGCTGTAATAGGTTCTACTTTATAAGGTTTTATTTCAGCGACTTTACCAAAAGACTTGCCGCCAAAATTACCAAAGCTTCCTCCTGAGCGTTTGGGTTTTGACGCCATGATTAATCAATAGTAACCGCCTTGTGCAATAACATGTGCACCAGGAATTAAACCAGAAGTTGTGCTATAAACACCTTTTTGAAGAACACCGATATAAATACGATCACCGCGTTGAAGATTAATAGCGCGATTTTTAAGAGGAGCACCTTCTTCAATACCATTGATATTACCAGCAGACATAACAGGAGCTGATAATTCAGGCATTTCATTTGTACAATCAACAGCTGTCACATTGACATCCATTGTTTTAGTAAAGATTAAATGATAATCACCGTCAGCAGGAATCGGTACTGTAGTGCCACGGGTGTGGTAAACAGCAAAGGTTACAGCAGGAAGAACACCTGATTCAATTGCGGTATAAACAAAATTAGTACTGTAATCAATATCAACGTTGTAATTACCCGTAGCAGTAGTGCCTGTAAAGGTGTAATAGCCAACGTTTACAGCGCTAGCGAGAACACCTGAATTTTCAATATAAACAGTCTGGCCACTTACAACACCAATGTAGTTACCGGAAGAAGATGCATTAACAGTGTAATCAGGGCTAACAGCAACACTAGTGTTGTCACGCGTAATGCGAATTGAGTCAATAATTCCACCACTGTTGTTATCAGAAGATAGACTTGCATCCATGTCTACCAATAAAGCAGGGCTTTGTCCACCCTGAACAGTTAAGTCCGTTGCTGTACCAACAATTTGGTTGGTAAGCCTTGATCGTGCAATAAGAGGACGATCGATAAAAACAGGTTGTTTGTTGGTATTAGTTGCGCTCATTTTAGGAATTGATTATACAGACCAAGCGGATTTAAATATCCGGATCCTCTTTGAATCATACTATTCATCATAGCAGTAATAGGATCTTTTCTGTTTAATGCTTGATTCATCAAAGAACCAATTAAACTATCTACAAAATTCTTTTCTTTCTTTTGTTTAGTTTCAGTGCCATCACCAATGTAATTATTAATAACGATATTTCCAGTAGGATTGGTTGAACTTGTGTTGGTGTAGCCACCAGCTACTGTTCCATCCGGCACATCTGCAGCATAAGCGGCATTAGAAGAAGGAAGAGGCCCTGCCCCTTGGAACACCTGCACCCCTTTTTCGTATAAATCTTCACTTAAAGGATTAAAGAAAAAATTACCTTGTGGTTCATACATCATATCTCCTCCTGCTCGCACATTACCTGGCTTTCTATTTCCAAGGAGTTCTTGTCCACGGAAGGATTGAGATCCTTGTGATTTTTGAAACGCTGCTCCAACTCTTGAAGGATCTTCTGCAATATTAATTAAACGTTGAAAATCTTCAGGAGAAAACCCGCGAATATTTCGTTGACTAATTTGTTGCGCTGTATAAGGATCGTTAGCTATATATTGTGAAGGACTCTTGGCAATATCAACCATATTAGTGCCGCCCCAGTTACCAGCTAAGCGCCTGGCAAGTAAATTTTGTGCCACACCAGCGATGTCTCCTCCTTGTCCTCCTTGGAATGCTTCACCAGCAATGGTGTTGTAATAAGCATTAGTTTCTGCTGGACTTAAACCAAATAGCTGGGATACGGTAGGCATTAGATGGCTCCTTTACTTAAATAGTCTTTTAAGAATTCTTCTACTCTTTGACTAGATTGATCAAGACGTTTAACATTTGCATCTTCTTCTGCTGCAAATAATTCTGCTTGACTATCTTTAGCGGTCATAGCAACAGGAACTTGAATACCTTGTTGAACAACAAAGTTTTCAGGTGTCTTTTGATAACGCTCAGGGAACGTTGCTGCCATTAAAGGATTATAAGATTCGCGATAAAACTGTGAATATTTAGCTTGATTAATAGCTAAACCAAGATCACGAACTTTATTCATTGCTTCTTGTGAATCTGCTGCTTGACGCCCCTGGCCATAAATAGAGAGACTATAAGCATAAGGATCAACAGGAGCCACTTGTTCAGAGGAAGGAGGAAGATCAGTGTTCTGAGGATTAGCAGTTGGCACGGTGCTTCCGTCTGCTACTGGAGGATTATAAGTTGGGACAATAATTTCATCTACTTCTGGGGTATAAGGTTTAGCATTTGGATCCCAGCCGTTTATTGTCCAGGCTCCGGTCCCCTGTCTGCTGCCTGCAGAAGAAATTGGAGGACCTGCCTTTGTAACTAACGTAGGTTTATTAGTAGTTGGATCAATTTGTAAATCTAAGTAGCCGCCGGGTTTTGTTGTCTCTTTTCTTTGCCGTGGATAAAAAGCATCAAAAAGTTCTTCGCTAACAGTGTTACCAGCCAGGTATCCTCCTATAGCAGCAGCACCAGCCCCTGGTCCTGTAGGAAGACCTAAAAGACCCGCTCCTGCAGCACCTAAAGTACCACCGGCTATACCTACCACACCTCTTAATCCTGTACGTAAAGGATCACCGCCTGTTTGACTTGCGTTATATACATCGTTGGCAATAAGACCTGCATTAACAACAGCACTTAATGGACCAACTTTTACACCTTTAAGGCCTTTAGCACCAGAGGTAGCCTGCCGAAGGGGAGCATTGCCAACAATTCTTTCAGTACCTGTGGCCCTTGGTCGACCAATAGGAGGTGCAGTGGAAGCTCCTTGCCCCCAAGGTGAAAAGTTTACTGGTGCTCTTCCAGCAGATGGCCTAGGTGTATTTGCTCTACGAATATCGCTACTCATTTGTGGAATAGGCGATTGACGCGTTAAACCATAATCAGTTGCATAAGGAGTACCTGGAAATGGAGATTGAGGCCTAACACTGTAATTAATACGGGGTCGAGTTGAGCCTGGAGCGCGTAATTCACCTGTAGGACCTTGACTGCCTGTAAAACTTGTTGGGCCCTTTTGCAGGCTCGATTGCCTTTGTAGATATTGTTGAACCCGATTACGAGCAGCTTCTTTTTCTGCTCCTAAAGGCATATTTTCAATACGATTTAATTCACCAATAATATTGGTGTTTACATTTTGAAATCCAGCACCTTGAAGATTGGGAGGTATATTACGTTGCAGTACCTGAGCTGCTTGTTTTTGTATTTTTTCGTAAGAACTTGTCCCAATAGGATCAACTGGAACGCTGACAGGAACACCTCTTGAGCGTAACCAATTGTCAAATAAAGAATCCATGATCAACGATAGTTAAGGTGAAGGTAAATATTGGCTCCTACTGCAGTGTCAGCTGGGCCTGGTAATGCCTGAATAAATTCAGCGCCAGAGCGCTCATAACGGTAACGTGCTTGGAAAGGATCTTTGTAGTTAGGAACATAAAGAATATGTGCAAGACGATTTGTCTCATACAAATAAACTTCGTCCCATACCTTTAAAGATTCTTTGACATTACTAGAACGAATCGTACGGTCAACGTCACCAACAATGCCTTCAATTCGCGTGCTAGGAGGCTGGAAACCATCCTCATAAGAAGCAAGTTGTGTTTTGCGTTCAGCAGCATCACAACGTCCAATCTGATAAACAAGTTTATCGTGGAAAACTGAATCCGGAACAGAATTCATTGCTTCCTCTAGACGCGCATAGTCCCCCGCCGGAACACTAACAACATAGTATCCCAGGTGGTATCTAATACGGCTTTTATTGAATTCAGATAACTGCACAACGCCCCGTCATTATTTGTTTATTATAATCTGCTTAATTATTTATAAAATAAAAGCCCCGAAGGGCTATTTGTTAAACACGAATTAAATCTGCTGCAAATACATTTTCCCAATCAACACGTGGAATCTTTTTCAACTGCTCTAAGTTATTAAAGCGTTCTCCAGATAATGACATCTGTAAATCTTTAATTTCTTTTGCAGTTTTAATTCCCACGCCTTTAATGTGATCGGCAATCATTTGTGCTGTTGCAGTATTAATATTTAACCGCGTTTCAGTAGGGAATTTACGAGGTTCATCGCCTTTAGCTGCATCTTTTACCTGAAGGGTTTTAACCTTCTTGGTTGCTGGCTCGTCAGGTTCAATTTCTGTTTTGTACACGGTATAAATACGACCGTCTTGGTCTTCTACCATGTACCAATCACCTTCATCCCATTCGGAGACAACTTTGATTCGAGCTCCGTTTTTTTTATGTCGATAAAGCATAAAGGACCAGTGTATTAATCACTGGTCCCATATTACTCTAATTAATGATCAATAACTAAATTGATCAAGAAACAGTGCGATAAGGCAAGTATTGCTCCATGTCGTCATACTCAACAGCCACATCGGGACGGATAAAGCAGACTTCGCAAAGGATGTAACCGGTGCGACCAGCGTCTTTATCAGCATCAGAGATTGCCCAACCACCGTTAGTAGAGGTGGAGTTAGTGGCAGCCTTGGAGTAAACGCGGAAGGTGGTATCAGTGGTGTACTCCTTATACAGCATTGGAGCCGTTAAGGTAGTAGCAGTCTGGAAGGGGTTAGCGCCCAGGCCAGCAGCACCAGCTGCGATGTTGTTAGAGGTAGCGGTCAGGTTTGCACCCTGGACAACACCAGAGAAGCTAACAGGAGCACTAGCAGTACCAGGACCAAAACCGATGACTTGAGTAGCACCAGAGGTGGTCAGGCCGTCTTCAGCAACGCGACCATCGTCCCAGCCAGAGGCCACGGAAATAGCAGCGCGATACACATAAGCAGGACGAGCACTATCAGCGGTAAGAGTCATACCGGTGATGTTGGTGCGGGTGTCGTCATTCTTATAAGGGGAAGGAATGATGACATCAGCAACGGTGGTATAGCCGTCACCAGTAGCAGTGGTAACAGGCACATAACCACGCAGTTGATAAAACTGCCAGCCAGGGTTGGCCAGAACCGAAGTCGGGCCACCCTTTGAAGCATCGTTGCTGCCACTATCGTTGGTGTCAATATTTTTGTACCAACCATTCAGGGGCTCAGTCATGTCCCCTGGATAGATTTTCTTAGCAGATAAGTATGCCATTTACTTTCTCAATAGAGGTTTACTTTTATTTTTTATCAGATATCGCCGTCATCTTGAACGAAGCTAAATGCAGTCGTGATGAAGTCCTTATTCAGAATTTCGAAACCAGCATAGAGCTGCCAGATAAGAATGATGAACCGGCTAAAGTCATCGTTGTTATTGATGAGCACCTGAGCATTGGGGCCGCCAATACCAACACCAACGGACTGAGGACCGAAGAAGTAACCTTGAGCAACTTCCTGAGAAGAGTAGGTGCTACCAGCATCAAACGAAGCAGTAACATTCTTGGTAGGGAAGTTAGTCGACTCGAAGAACTTAACGCCTTCAAACTGAACGCCAGTAGGCATCACAGGTTCACCAGCCAGGAAATAACCTTGTCCAGCCTGGGGACCCATATAGAAGCTGGAGTTGTTAGGCATCATGGGGTTGCCCATGTACATGCCTTGACCAGGATTACCAGAGTAACGAGCGATTTCGCGGAAGTCAGGATCACGACGCAGATGCATCATGAAGACGGGATCGCAAATACAACGATACAGACCGTCAGCGAAGGTAGGAACGTTGCGCTTACGCAGATCCTTGACGACTTCTAAAAGGTCAGTGCGAACAGAGAACTGTTGAACTTGAGCGCCATATTCAGCAACGGTGTAAGACACGCGGCCGCTAGAATCTTTGGCTTTATCGCCAGCAAAATAGTAACCACCTTGAGTAGAAGAGGCTTGACCATTTGCTTCTGCTTTGGCGAGTTCATCAATGAACACGCGGTCACGCCAACGACGATAATCGTCTAACAGGGTCAGAGAGCCGATGCTCTGATGGAACATGTTCAGGTTGCCGGTATCAAGCAGCAAACGCTGAGCAGTAATCAGAGTTTCACGAGCAATCTTAAAGGTAGAAGGCTGAGTAGGATCACCCGGATCTGCAGGGCCGGTGTACTCTTTCAGCACAACAAGCACCTTCTCCTTGGTGATGTTGCGGCTGTTAGCAGTACCAATCGTTTGATCAGAGATACGCTCACGGCTATCCTTGGTGCCGGGCGATCCCCAGAATTTATAACGATCAAGCTGAACCGTTTGGCCAGGTTGAGAAGTGAAGTCGTGGACAACCACGGGCTCAACCGCCATCTCGCAAATGTAAGCAGGATGCGGACGGTAAAGCTCCGCACCTAAAATCTTAGGAAAATCGTTGTCTAAGAACACTTTCTTTTATCCTCCAGTGTCGCCGGATTAGTTTGTCAGATTAAAGATCGGACAAAAGTCCTATCTAATGAAAATTTTAGCAGTCTTAAATATTAAGTACTACTTAATACATACGCATAGCAGGCATTTGCATGCTCATACGTGAATTGGATGTGTTACTGGAACCAGGGGCTTCTGGATCAATGGCAAGACCAGCCATGTTACCTACTGCACTAATAGCTTGACCTGCAGCCATACCACCAAGACCGGCAGCAGCAGCACTAGCAGGAACTAAACCAACGGCAGCGGCTTTAGCCATGCCACGTTCAGTGGCCTGTTGGGCCATCTGAGGAATCATTTCAGCTGTATTTAACAATGCAGACTGACGCATTCCTCCGTCACGCATTGTTGCAGCTGATTCAAGTAAAGCATCCGAGGCATTCGCTGCTTTAGTTTGTAAACCAGCAACTAATCCTGGAGCATACTTACCAGCCAATTCCCTAGCTGCAAGTAGGCCAGCAGCACCGCCAAGGGTGCCAGCAACGCCAGCACCCAAAGAAGCAATAGGATCTTCGCCTTCTCTAGCAGCTAATCCTGCAGCGCCTAAACCAACAGCTGCAGGAATGCCATACTTAAGACGATTACGCATTAGATCACTCCATAACAAATAATTTATTAGCCATGGTGCGAGGATCTGCCTGGTTGATCACACGCCATGCTTGGGTAGGATCAACATCCATTTGTTGCTTGAAAGCACCCCAGAAATCACCAGGTTGTTGGGGAGCTTCTGCTTGAGGGGGAGCAGGCATTTGGTCATAAGCCTGAGGAGCTGCAGTGGGATAACCAGGTGCAACAAGTTCAGCTTCAGATTCATACACAGGGTATGGACCTTCAGGACCAAAGAAAGTCAACGTATAGTCAGACAGAACATCAGGATTAGTCAGGATCTCGTTATAAGCAAGATTCTCTTGATGCTCATTTACCATGAAATTAGCAGCACGACCAAAAGCTTCTTGTGCTTCATCACCCCAAACAAGGGCACTATCGAGCATTCCTTCGAGATTTAGTGCGTACTGGTTTAGAATTGCCGGAGCCTCCGTTCCGTAATTCTCCACTACCATCCGGCTCTCCGGACTCCAATTCAGGAGATCCGCTACGTCCGCCAAGGAGCTGACTGAGTAGGTTTGGGAAGAGTTGGGCGATGATGTCTGGCTTGTCTGCGAGATCTGCTGAGCCGATTGTTCCCAAGTTTGTGCCGGGGCTTGAGGTGCCTGAGTACCCCAGTTGGCCTGGGAATACTGAGTCGGAGCCACTGCCGGGGCCTGTGATGGTTGACCCTGGAACGGGGATTGAACCGGGCTCCCCAACAGGTTCACCACCTTGTTGAATGCCGACTCCCATGGGTTCCCCGCCTCCGAAACCTGGGATTGGGGGGCGGATACTGACGGGGCTGATTGGTAACTGGTAGTTCCCTGTGGTGCTGCCTGGGGCACCGCCTGGGGGTAATACGTCCCCACTGGTGCCTGGGTCGGTGCTGCCGGAGCCGGAGCTGCCGGTGCTGCCGCCACGTAATTGCTCGGGGCCACTGACTGGGGGCTCGTCTGTGGGATCGATTGGACGGTAGCGTCCTGCATAACTCATCTCCTTTTGTAACGCTTCTAAGGTTCGATACAGATAAGGTGTAAGGTCCAATCTTGGATCAGCTGCCATTGGCAAGTCTGGAGATTGAGGATGGGGTGTCTGCATCATCCCCCCAACCAAACGAGAAAACTGGTTAAAAGCACCTTGTAACTCGTTGACCATCCTGAACGGAAAGCCGGATAGCATCTCCGCTCTTTCCTCATCAGTTTTTGATGGGAAAAGATATTTCAGTGCTTCAATGCTATCAACCCCTAACTCCTGTAAGTTACGGACAACAATAGAGTTGTTCAGGATATCTTGCGTTGACTCTTCATATACAGGGCCAAGCCAACGCCATAACATAGTAATATCACCGTCAGGAATTAAACCCTTTACACCAGGGGGAATCATCTTGGCTTCAACACAAGCCATCAACAAATCTTTCAGCATGGATTCATATTGATCCATCGCTTGTTTATAAAGCATTTCCTCTTCTTCACTTGCATTTTCTTCTGGTGCAATAGGTTTTTCAAACTTTGCAGCAGCAGCAAGTGTATCTTTAAACATCTGCTCTTCTTGATATACAATCAGTTCAAGACAACGGCAGATACCATGAGTGTAAATAGAATTTGCTTTTTTCTTTGATGTTGCAGCAACACGTCCGAATAATGATTTGTATTCAGTTGCTGTAACACCTGCACTAATGGATAGTTCATCAACACCACCTAAAGCAGTGCGAATCTCTTCCCTGAACTGACGAACAAATGCATTCTGATCTCCAGAGATTGCATCAGGGACAATATAACCAACTCGATCATTAGGCTCAAGATTAGCAATCACCCGTGGAACACGAAGCTGACCATCGACGCCACGGCTAATAGGATCTTGTTTAAAAGTAGATCTCGACATCGGAGACATACTTTGGAATCCTGAATTTGCTGCAATAGAAGGACGTTGAGGACCGCTATCGGCATTGCCTGGTTCTAAAAGATCTGTCTTAGGACGAGAAGATAATAAAGTTGGATTACCAAAGAACTGTAAGTTCTTTCGCATATTACGAACTAAATCATCATGGATAATGATGTGATTAGCAAGCTGGTCAAATTCACCACTACCGTCCATGGTGAAACCCTTGGGGTTGTTAAAGATTTCTACGCAAGGAATGAAACGAAGTTGATTTTTAAACTTTTTAGTTTTACCAGGCATTGTTGCACTGATATTGTCAAATGAAATTTCACCTTCTGAGTGAGTTTCTTCAATAGTATTTGCTTTAATTGAAAGTCGAATATAACGTTTTTGTCCAGGGGTATTAAATCCCATACCAGCTTGAGATTGAGCACAAGGAGTATCAATGCCACCCAGGCCAATATCTTGATAAATGCCTCCTTTCCCTTTCTTTACCTTATAGCTATAGATGATGACAACTTCTTCTAATTCACCATCAACGTTGTAATAGCTTCGATACTCATGGCTACGGAAATAATAGAGACGATAATTATTTTTAGTAGGCCGGATATAAAAAATCCCCTTTCCATCACATAGGAAATAATCCCATATTGAATCAAGACGCGTATCTAATTTGTTATATTTGATAACTTTGTCAATAAAATCTTTGCGCTGATTACCAAAGTTATCTTGTGCTGGAAAGTATTCGACGCCTTGGCGAATACCAAAAAGTTTCATTTGCGCAAGATGACTTGCAACAATACCAGTATCAACATACTCTCCACCGTCTCGCTCGATGTACGAGTTAATAATTTCTTTTAAACGAGACTTAGCGTCGGACATTTACTACTTACCAGCCCTTTGTTTATACATCCTAGCAGTTGCTACGAAATTTTGTTAAGATAAAAGCCCGACAAACCCTCTATGGTTTCTCTGCATGTAATTGCAAATACTTTTCAATTACATGCAAATATTTAATTTTTATTTTTATATCTTCTAGCTGCTCTGCTAGCTTTCTTTGCTTTCTCTGTATTAGGGACAAACTGTTTTCCTTTACGAGAACCTTCTCGTTTTTTACGATCAGTATCTTCCCTTTCTTTTTTAGAAAGAGAAGCCCATGCTTTCTTGGGAAGGTAACGTTTGGTTGTGCCGTCTGGTTGCCGTGCGCGTTCAGCCATTTTAAATATGCTTCCAGGTTCTTCTATTTACAATTGCTGAAATGGTGTTGTGATCTACTCCATATAGTCTACCTAATTGTCTCACTCCACATCCTTTTTCTTTTAAGTCTCTAATTTTTAAAACTTGCTCTTCGGTTAATTTTGAACTTGCTACTTTTTCTCCTTTTGCATGTTGCATTTCTCTTGTATTTTCAGCAAGAAGTTTCCAAGTGACATTACCAGGTTCATAGTTTCCTTTGTCTCCTTTACGTGCAAGAACATGGCCTTCTGGACGCTCACCCATGTCCTCTAAAAAATTTGAATATTTATCCCAGCGTTCACATATGGTTACTCCTTTTCCTCCCCAATATTTAAAACCTTTAGCATTTTTATCCAAGCAACGCGATCTCATAGAACGCCAACTATTATACGTCGGCGTTCTTCCTTTTGCATCCGTTTTCATTTCTTGTCTTTAGCTCTCTTAGCTACTTTAGCGGCTTTTCTTCCTTTTTCGTAATCATCTTTAGTACCCCATTTTTCACGGGTCCACTTGCTTAATTTCTTTTGTTCTTTACCTTTACCGCCTTTATATCCGCCACCAGCTTTCTTATACTCGGAAGCAACGAGCTGCGCCTTTCTAGCCGAAATAATTAGTTAGCCTTACGGCTACGACCATTCTCCCGGTTTACCGCCACGGCCTTCACGCATGACTTTGTTTTTAATGCGCTCACGCAAATCTGGTTTGGTGTACTTGCTTTTATCTTCAGCCATAACTTCCTCGCTCTTTAAAATAAGTGACTGCGTTTGTCAATACATCTATATTATCACCGTCTTAATTGTTCTAAGACTGCGTTGCGTTCTTTTGCTGTCTTACCAATATAATTCAATGCATCTCCCATGCTTCTAGTTGATCCATCTGGATTATTTCCATATAAACCAGAACCACCTAAGGGTTGTTGTTCTAAACCACCGGTAATAGGACTAAATAGAGCATTACCATATTCCTGAAACCAAGGCAGATAGCGACCAGCAAGATCTCCAATTTGTTTAAAAAAATCCATGATCAAGATACGTACTTATTGTGAAAACCTGCAGGTGCATTTTGAATAATTTGCTGACCCATCTGAGGCCCCATATACATTGAATTCATTGGCGTTACTGGAAAAGCATCGGCCATCCGATAATTTCCTTGGCGAGGGGGAGGAGTAGAGCCACCACCAAAAGGACGGCCACCAGGAGCGACTGGCCAATAACGAGGATCGGTACTGGGAATAATTGGAGGTGGTGCGCCAGCGATTCCACCAAAGTTTCCGGCAGCACCGGGTACGTTGACTTGATTCCCGTAGTACATCTTTTAGCTGTGATCTGGAACTATTCTAGTCTTCATTAATTTCATAATTGCTTTCATCACTTAGATTTTGAAGAATAATTCCATTACCTTTAATGTCCCAAGTAAGCAGGTCATCCTCTTTCCAGCAAAGAGTTTCAATAACTTCTTCTGGAATTGGAAAAATTAGATCGCCATTTTCGTCTTCTGTTAACTCAATATAGTAGCTCATTTGGATAATACTTTTTCAACTAGTTTATCAAGTTTAACGTTAATTGCAATAAATTCATTGTTCATTTTTTCCATTTCTCTAATGTAGTCAATTTTTAATACATACTCGACAGGAAGTCTGTCGAGTTTATTCTCTACCTCATGAAGTCTATTAAAAATTTTAGAAGTGAACCAACCACCGCCTGTAACTAATGCAATGACAGCAACTAAAACATGTTCCATCAGTAGTCCAGTTGTAATTTACCTTTTTTCATTAAGCCATTGACAAGCCAAACTAAAGCATCAACACAATCATCATGTGAACTAACGCCAAAATTAGTTAGCTCTTCAAACAAAGTTGTGAAGTTACGATATCTGTTAAATACTATTTTACGCTGTTCAAACATTCCCATGATTCCACGGAATCGTGCTAACTTATCTGCCCTAAATCCTTTAATGGGATGCCATATCAAATTATATAAATTTTCTTCATTCAAACAAACACGTTTAAAGTCTGCTTCTAAAGAAGCTTGATACTGCACAGCTTCTGACCAAATATCACAAGTCGAAAAAGTAGGGAACCATAACCCGTCGTCCTGTCTTCCGATAACAGACCAATCATTTAATAGCTCTTTCAATGCATCTAGTTTTTCAAGATTACCCATGACACGTAATCGACGGTAATCAATAATATGAATCTTATCTCCAATACGACCACCTAAGACCATTACTGTGTAATCATTTTTTTCCTTAGTACCTGCTGATAAGTCAACACCAACTCCCAACATGTCAAATTCAGTTGCAATCTCAGCTTTAACTAGAAGCTCTGGCGCTAGTGACAGCTCATTCTGTCTCACAATCTGATTCATGTATTGAAATGAGAATGCAATAGGGGCTTGCCTCTTCTTCTCCTTTAGGTAATCTAAAGACCACATCTCAGGCCAGTATGATTCTTCCTCTCCAGTCTCTTCATTATTTAAGATGGCGGACAACACAATCTGCATCCAGTTGTTTTGAGGACAAAAGGTTGTCGCGTGAATATCATCGTGACGAAACCTGGTCCCTAGGCAGATCGCTCGACCACCTTCAAACATCGTCGGTGCAATCACCGCGTTCCAATTGTCCTGCATCATCTTGCGAATGTCTGGGTTGCCGATATCGGCAGCAGATTTTACAGGGTCATCAATTATCACAAGATGAGAACGCTTTGAAGTCACAGAACCTTTAAGGCCTGCAGCACAAAGCGTAAACTGTTCATCACCTGTGGTATCAATACCAGCAAACTTATGATCAATAGACCAGTATTCATTACTGGTTACATTCTTTAAAAGTTTGACTTTTGGAAAAACTTCTTGATATTTCTTAGATTCAATAATACGTTTAATAGTTGCAGATTTTGATCGTGCAATATCAACCGTATAACTAAGATAAAGAATCTGCAATGGCTTACGTGCCATTGTATGAATACCTATCGCCCAAGCAGTATATAAACCTAATACAGTACTTTTAGCTGATCCCCGTGGACCTAATAAATCAATATTAGGGCCAGCAATTGCTGTAAGGCAACTACTATCTTGATTAGTTACTAATTGTTTATGCCATTCCAGGTGGTGGTTAGCTGGTGGCTTTTCTGCAACATAAGAACAAAAGAAGCCAAAATCTTCTCTTGCTTTTTCAAAAATATCTTCTTTATCTGTCTTGCGAATACGATGATTTGCAGCTGCCGCTTTAGCGTTACGGCGATACGCAAGATGCAGATGAGACGGCACAATATTTTTTAGGTACTAAGAAAATAGTACTCTATTTTTTATTTTTATGTTTCTTGGCAGCACGAGCTGCTTTTAAACCTTTCTCTGCAGATTTCTCTGCTTCGTCACCTTCTTTTGTTTTATTCTTTTTTGCAAAATACTCCAGCAACTGTGGAGGCATCTTTTTCTTGGCCATGGAATTACATTCCTAAATTTAATTTATTTTCCTGCTCTTTATCGGGCATTTCAAAATATTGCTCTTCTTCAGAACTATTTTCAAAACTATTCAATAAAGACTGGAAAGGCTGAGGGCTAGTAACAGCTTGTTTGCGATTGCGATTAATGTCTCCAATGAGATCAAGCAAATCGTTTTTAGCAAAGAAAGTATTTTGTTCTTCCATAGTGTTAATCCTCAAATTGTATCCTAGCCCATACAGACATTGATGCTTCCTGTAATGGACCTTCAATAGGATCGTCTTTAAAAATAGAAGCTAATTCTCTTAACGCACGATCTGCACCTGCAAGCAATAAACCTTTGCGATCCTTAGAAGATACAAAGGAATCTACTTGAGCAATCGTACCCCTTAGCTCTTTTTGCATTTGAGCAATACGTGCTACACCTGCATCCCGCTTAACTGCAAAGTTTTCAATATCTTCTCTTAACTTGCGAATGTCTTCTTGCATTTCATTAATTTCATGCAAGAGAACTTTGTGATGATCAGGTTTTGGATGAACTGCTTTGACCCAATCATCAACACAAATGATACTACCTTCATACCCAAGGAAATGAGCATAAAGGTAAATCTGTATAGGGGAAAAGGTATCAGCGGCAAAAGCTGAAAAAGATTCACGTGTTGCGCTGTCTAAATTATCAAGCCAATAATTAAACGTTTGTACGTTTATATCAGAATCGATAGGCGCGTTGAGATTGTTGGTAATCCCTTTCTTCGTCTTGTTCGCTAAAGCGCTGCTGTTGAGCATTGGTTGTACGTTGTTCACTACCGGTCGTACCAATATTCTTACGTGTTTGGCGACCTTCTTCTCTCATTTTTTGCTTAGAGGCGCTTACAGCAACACCAGCTGCCTTTTTGTATTTATCGATGTCAAAATAATCATCGGTTGTTGCGCCAGGGATAGACATAATAAGCCTCTATTTAAAAATCAGAAGTTGCTCATCATTGAAGCAAGACCCTGTGAATAGATGTCACGGCGTCCTTCAACAGAACGCTGACGTTGCTGACGCATCTTAGATGCTTCCAGCTGGTTAAGAAGGTTTTGAAATTGCTTAAGCTGTGTTGCAGTAGCGCCTGTATTCTTATCAGATTCGCTTAATTTACCGGACATGATGCATAAGATCTATGAACTGTTTTAATTATACTACTACATTAAAAATTTAATCTATGACCAGAATCCAGATAATGCACTTTGGAACATACCATAAGTGCTTTGAGTGTTTGCAATTTTTTCAGCAGATGCACCTCTGATTTTATCTGATTCAAGACCAAAATAACCTTCTAGTTTTGTTCTAGCAGTAGCTCCTTTATCTCTAATTGTTTCTACATCACTCGCACCAGCATTAACAATTTTTTGCAAATCTTTTGCACCATTGTCTTTTGCTTTTTGAATCAAAAGATCAAATTTACCTTGTATTGTTTGTCTATCAGTTGCTCCTTGTTCACCAATTTTTTTACGTGCAGTTTCTTGAATTTGTCCAAACCTATTAGACGCTGCTGCTGCATCAGCTATATACCTATCTGCATCATTTTTTAAACCATTAATTAATGCAGTAGTAGCGCCGGTAACTTTAATTCTTTCTAAATCTTGTGCATGTTCACGCGCATCAACCCCTGCAGAGTACTCAGCACCAGTCATGCCTTGATCGGCACCACCTCGATCAATGCGTACTTCTAATTCACGGTTAGGTACTTTACCTGTACCTTGTGCAAAACCTTTGGCCTCTTCCCACATTTTATTTGGGCCGCCTGCTCTATTGTCTGGATGAATGTATTTAACATTCTTCTTCATCCAGCTAAAGACTTCCTCTGGCGAATAACCATGTCTGGTTGTTGCCATATGATAGTCATAACCGCCAAAGTCAGCACCTTGGCCATACCGTTTCCTTAAGTCATTAAGAGAAAGTCTTCCTGCCATTGTTATGCTCCTAAAAATCTTTCCATTTGCGCGTTAGATAAAGCAGTGTAATTCTTTTTAAGGCCCTCTCCTACATCATAGCGCCCACTAAATGTTCCAGTATTTTGATCAAATAAAGGGTTACCAATTTGTGCCGCTATAGCATATTGTTCAGGAGTAATAAAAGAAAGTTGAGCTTGTGGTGTAGAACTCCAAGATTGGGCAGCTAATTGGGATAAACCACGGGGATCACTTGCTCTGTTTGTAGAAGCTGCAAAGTCATAAATGTCTCGCATTTCTTTCCCTGATGGTTGATATCCACCGAAACCAGCTCCAATCGAACCACCAATGATTTGTTCAGAACTTCTCTTATCTAAAAGTTGCTGGAAAGGATCACTTTCTAAACCAAAAGTTCTAGTACCAAACTTACCAACAAGATCACTAAAATCCATAATTAATCATCCATAAAACATTTGACTAAAGCGGCCTGCTAAGGCTGGAGTAGCCGAACCATATGTTCCCCTTTCGGCAATGCGACCACCTAGTTCACGTCCTGCTACATTCATGTACTTTGGTGTATTCATAATATCAAACTTACGTTGAGCACCTAATGAACCAAGATTAAAATCGGCAATCTTAGATGCAATGTTTGCACCAGTTGTCAATTCAACTTGTGTTTCAAGGAGGTTTTCTTGTTGCCGACGTGCTTCGCGTGCTGCTTCTGTCCGAGAACGAGCAGAGTTTCCTCCCAAAAGACCACCAAGTACACCAATAGCGCCAGAAGCAATAGCACCACCTGCAGGACCACCAAAAACATTACCTAAGATGCCCCCTATACCTTGAGCTGCTTGAGTAGCACCAGAAGAACCAGAAGAGCCAAAACCGCCATAGTCAGCATTTAAATTAAAAACACCAGGATCAAAGCCGGTAAAGGTGCCACCACCTGAGCCAAAGCCTCCTGAGCCAAAGCCTGAAGAAATCGGGCTCCAAGAGTTTGCACCTAAGCCAAAATTAGATGAATAATCGAACACTTTTCTCCCTATCCTGTTTTTATTTTAACTGGTTAAAATCAAAGGTTAATATAATCTCTGTTTGAAAATGCAGGTCGTATTGCTTGTGATGCAAAGA